AGTCTCCCAATCGTGAACACTTCAGTAAAAACGATTCGGGGAGCTTCATCTCGCACTTCGCCATCCCATCACCTCGGTTCCACTTTATCGGCCAGTATCTCGAGGTACATGCCTCGTCCGCGCACGTCCTCCACGCTGAGGATTCGATAGCGTGCTCCCGCGCAAACGATATATAATGAAGGAGTGACCTCCAGATTGGGCGGCTTTCGGAACCGGAAGAGCGCGGTGGCTGAGGTGAACGCGGCCATATTGGCCCATTTGCTCGTGCCGTGCCGGTCTTCCTTGTACGCGCGGATCCGCGCCAGAACGGAGTCCGCGGAGGACGAGAAGCCCTCCGCGTCCTTTACCGGAGTTGAGGCGATGATATCGATAAACGTGTTCATTTTTCCGTATGACATCTCAATTCAACTCCTTTGACCACCTCTGCTTATCACATATCGGTGTGGTTGTACTTCTTCTACGGCTTCCGTTATTCCACGGCTTTCCCTTGGTGTCCGCTTCTTTGTACCAGCCCGACGCCCTAAGGCTCACACCCGTCTCGGAATCCATAATGTAAGTAATGATTTTGCTGTATCCGAGTTCTTTAGCAACTTTCACGGCACGAGAGTAGAGGAAGGAGCAGGCATTTGCCATTCCGTCCGTGCAAAGTCGAGTCACTTCAAGTATCGTACCATCATCAAGAGTGCGGTTCACGGGCCTGCCAACTTGAATCACACCGACCAGAACACCGTTGACTTCACACCCGATTCGGTATTTGTCGCCTTGCGTCGGCGCATGGTGGCGATGATGTTCTTGTATAAAATCCGCGACATCCGCGCGGGTGAGAGGAATTGCTTTCATTGCTACACCTGCCAATCCCGATCGAGCCGGAGCAGTGTATTTACCGTAATCATCACCTGCTGACCAGCCTGCACATTGTCCGCGAAAAAACCGCCGGTGCTGCCGTCCCGGCTTTCGTAAAAGTGGGTCGACAGCATCACCACGGCCTGTTCGCTTGTTGGCGGCATGGGGTTATCGGCGTAAAATCCATCGGCGATGTGCTGGTAGGCCTCCGCGTAGGAAACGGCAGCGCGGATGAAATCTTTTATCAGGCTGTCATCCGCGCTGTGTTCCAGGATAAGGTTCTTTTTTACCCGAGATAAAAGTCTGGTTTCCGTTTTCATCAGCTTTTCATTGCCAAAATTTTGACAGCCTCCGGCAGGATCAACTTCCCGTCCACGCGCTGATAAGACATGAAGCCGACCTGCCCATTTCGGGCGTACAGCTCATCTAGGCGCTTAAAGCTGCGGCCCTCCCGGTCGGCAATCCAGTAAAAACTGAAATCGCCGAAAGCGATGGCCTTCGCACCTGCCGCGATGGTGGGGACGAAGAAGGAAGTGTGATACGGGCAGCCCAGGATTCTGTCGGGCTCCCCGTCTTTGACCGAAGGAGCCCACAGGTACTGGCCCGTCGAATCTTTCAGCTTGCGGATCGCCTTCAAAGAGGCCTCATTCATCAGAAAGGCTGAATTAGGACGGTAGGCAGACTTAAGGCTGTAGAATAGGTCAAGAACCTCGTCCAGGGTGACGGCGGTCGCTGACGCGGTAGTGACCGCCAGCTGTCCGCCGCCCGTGGCGTTGAAAATCCCGGTGGGTTTTCCGGTACCGTTTCCGATTAGGAAAGCCTCGTCCTCTTTTTCGGCGATGCGCTCGCCCAGTGCTTTGGCGATATAGCTCTGCAGGTCGAATACGCTGTCGTGGAGCAGCTCGTCTGAAACCTTGATCGCCGTAGCCAGCTTGTAGGCGCTCAGGATGACTTGACCGAAGCTGTCGTCGCTCTCGGGAATTTCACCTTCCTCTTCCACCCAGGATGAAGAGCCCTTGCTGGAAGCCACGGGGAGCTTGTGTTCCCCGGCTGTGGTGATAACAGTGGCGAGGGAGCGCATAATGTTCCTTTCGGTCGCGGCCTCAATCAGACGAGCCTCGAATTCCTCCGGGACAAGGTATCCGCCCTGGGTATCTACGCCTTCCTTCAGAGCGTTGTGGACGTCGGGGCCGAGCCTGCCGCGCATGGCGTTCCAGAAGGCCTTGTTATACGCGCCGGAAGCACGGCCCGTCTTTTCCTCGCCGGGCGCAGCGGAAGGTGTATTGGTGATGGGCACCGAAGTCGCCTTCGCCAGTTCAGCGTCCAGCGCAGACTGACGCTCCAGGCGATCCACCTCCTTGCCCAAGGCGACCACGTCCGCCTCCATCTGATCATAGGTGGTGGCGTCTTCGGCAGACAGCAGCCCGCTATCATTCCGCTTGGTGTCCAGGAAAGCCTTGGCGGCGTCCCATGCTTTCGCGCGCTTTTCGCGCAGTTCGAGTATTCTGCTCATAGTGATATATTCCTCCCGTAAATTTAGTGAGTTATCAGACCGAGCCGCTGATACAACGACTCAATGGGCGTGCCCACAGGCTGGGTGAGTGCCGGGGGTTTGGGTTCCTTTACCGGGGGCTTTGGAATCTTTCCAAGCAGGGAGTTTGTGACCGCTACACGGCTGAACATCATCCCCGGAGAAGTATTATTACCGGGAGTTCCATTGATCGGTTCTTCCTCGCCTGTGAACATGATTTTGTCTGCGAAGCCAAGCTCCACGGCCTTGTTAGCGTTCATCCAGGTCTCATTGTCCATTAAATGGGACAGCTTGGCACGGGACAGCCCGGTTTTGAGCTCATACGAATTGATGATGCTTTCCTTGACCTCGTCCAGAAGCGCTTTAGCCCTGAGCATTTCCTCCGCGTCGCCCCAAGCGAGCGTGGCCGGGTTGTGAACCATCAACATGCTGACCGGGGACATATGCACCTCGCCGCCCGCCATGGCGATGACGCTGGCCGCCGACGCCGCGACGCCGTCAATCTTGACCGTGACGGGTCCGCTGTATTCCATCAGCGCGTTGTAAATCTGCGCCGCGGCGAAGACGTCTCCGCCCGGCGAGTTGATATAGACGGTGACGGGACCGGAGCCGGAGAGCAGTTCGTCCTTGAACAGCTTTGGCGTCACCTCGTCGCCGTACCAAGTTTCCTCGGCGATGGGGCCGTTTAAAAAGAGAGTACGATCTCCGGTGGTTTCAGCATATACCCACCGCCAGAATCGATTTTTCATAGCGTTCCTTCCTCCGCATAATATTTTTCCGCTGCCTGCGGCGTCAGCCAGAACCGCTCTGGGGCATGTTTTTTACAGCTTTCCGAAATGCAAGCCAGGGCATAACCAAATGGCGATTTGACGCACTCCATCCCGGCGCCGCATAAGTTACAGACCAAAATCACCGCCTACTTTACATATCGCCGGACTTTCCATAGGCCGCGCCCACATCCCGAAGTTTGCACATATTTCCGTTTAAGACGTGAAGATTCCCCCCTTCTTCTTCGGAAAGCAGGTTCATATCCTCAAGATCTCTCACATCGTTGACTGAGAAGAAACCGTTTTGGATACCTGTCGAATATCCGTCCATTCGCTCTTTATATGAACCCCGCAACAGCCCGTCCACATTAAATTTGACGAACAAAGAGCCTTTCTCGGACGGCAGAATCAGCGATTGCTGGATGGCCTGCTCCCAACGAACGACCCATGGGTCAAGCGTATACTTCACGAATTCTAATGATTGTTGCTCAATATTCGAGAAACTGGACTTTTCCAAGTCTCCAACCATGTGGGGTGGCACTCTGAAAATACGTGAAATTTCGCTTATCTGGAATTTACGGGTCTGCAAAAACTGCGCCTGTTCCGGCGGTATGCCGATGGCGTGGAACTGCATGCCCTCTTCCAGTACGGCTACCCGATGGGCGTTGCCGCTGCCGCCGTAGGCCGCGTTCCAGCTGTCCTTGACGCGCTGGATGTCTTTGATTACGCCGGGGTGCTGCAACACACCACCTGGGTTGGCGCCGTTCTTGAAGAAGGTAGCGCCAAATTCCTCCACCGCCAGCGCCATACCCACGGCATTTTTCGCCATGGCGATGGGCGAATAACCGACTAAGCCATCAAACCCAAGGCCTGGGATGTGCAGCACCTCGTCTCGCCGGAGGATGACAGTCCCGCCATCAGGGTTTTCCCGGCTCTCCTCCTTGTCGCGGCGATAGGCATAGATTAGTTCCCCGTTGGCTGACCGGCTGACCTCCATCTTGTTGGGCAGCAGCGGGTAGAGCGCCAGCACACGACCCCCGCCGTCCCGGATGATCTGGGCGAAAGCGTTGCCCCATAGTAGAAGATGACTCATGAGGGTTTCACGAAATATAAAAGAAGTCATTTCCACGTTGGGTTCATCGTGTAATAGATAATACAGCGGATGGTCAACCACCCGCTCCTTGCCGCCGTCAGATGTATACATATATATATGTAATGGCAGGCTGGCGATGGCCTCGGCCAAAATGCGCACACAGGCATAGACCGCTGTGGTCTGCATAGCAGTCTGCTCGTTTACTTGCTTTCCGCTGGTTGTGCCGCCAAACAGAAAGCGGGTTAGAAATGTGCCGGGGGCACATTTCTCCCAGGACGCCTTAGCGTCCACAACGCCGCCAATTTTGTTTTGGGGCTTGTCGCGGGGACGAAACATGGATTTGATAGGATTCATTTTTAACCCCTTTTTATCATTTGATTGCTATACTTTTTTAAATGTGTTACGATATATCCGGGAGGAGGAACGCCGTGTGTATACCATCGACGATGTGGAGAAAATCTTGAACGGAATAGCGGATGAAATTCCGGACGAATTTTTCGAGCGGTTGAACGGCGGCGTGATCCTGCTGGAGGAATGCAAGCCCCACCCCCAGGGCACGGGCAATCTATACATCATGGGCGAATACCATAACAGCCGCGAAATGGGGCGGCATATCTGTATTTACTACGGCTCTTTCATACGGATGTACCGAAACGCGCCGGAGAGCACCCTGCGGAGAAAGCTGCGGGAGACGCTGCTGCATGAATTTACCCATCATTTGGAATCCCTCGCCGGGGAGCGCGGTCTTGAAATCAGGGATCGCGTAAAGCTGAACGAATACCGTCATATTCACCGAAACGGTAAACCATAACGAAAAAGGATGAAGGCAGGACATAAGATGGACAAGAAGAATATAAAGGGCCAGATTCACAACGCGATGTATCAGAACATACGTAAAAAGGGCTGGGTCGCCCCGGTTGATGTGCTTTTGGATATCGGGGTATTGTCAAAGGAAAACTACGAAAACTGGCGTGGCGGCAAGGTGCCGTTTTTAGAAAAAGTGTGTCAGGTCAATTTGAAGCAACTGTCCGAAATCATGCATGAAATGCGCAGTTATGCGACAAAAAACAACCTGAAACCATCCTGGACGTTTTATCATCAATCGGGTAAAAACAAAGACCGCGCCCTGCGCTTTTCTAAGTCCGGTGATGAAGCTATAGAGCGTCACTACGCCACCCATTTTGTGGATTCCAAGCGGATCGCCGAGCTAAAGAAGCCTGCTGAAGGTTCGGAAGACAAAGAGTAGGGACAGCGCAGCCGTCAACCCAGTATCAACAATCCCCGGTTATTGTAAACACTGTTGGTCATGACATCGTGGTGATCCGCCCGGATCATGGCGCGGGCAAGACCCATCACCAGGGCGACAACCCCGTCGATTTTCTCCGTGGACTTCTGCTTGTTGGGCTTGATGTTGCCCGCCGCGTCCTGGTCGATGATGACATTACCCATGTTCCAGTTGAGGACGGGGTGTCCGCCATGCCGTATTTTCCCTTCCATGACAAGCTGATATAAATCCTTGGACGGCGGGGACATGCTGATGTACCCTTGCCCAAAGGGGAAAACAACAAACCCGTGTTCTGCGCCGAGCTCTTCCAAGTCGCGCCGTATCTTTTCCGCGCCGTAGCGGTCATAGGCGATCTCGCGGATGCGGAACCGCTCCGACAGTTTGGCGATGAAAGCGACAATATAGTCGTAGTCCACCACATTGCCCTCGGTGGTGTAGAAAACACCCTGCTTTTTCCAAACGGCGTAAGGCACGTGGTCTCTTCGTGTGCGCAGGTCGATGACCTCCTCCGGCAGCCAATAATAGGGAAGCACGGTGTATTTGTCATCGTCACCAGATGGAGGAAACACCAGAGCCAGCGCCGTCAAGTCCCCGGTGGAGGATAAATCCAGCCCAGCGTAGCAATCGCGGCCCACCATCCGTTCTTCCAAATCCACCCATTGTTCATTATTCATTGTTAATTGTTCATTGCCGCAGCCGCAGGCCTCCCATTTGTCCATCGGCATCCAGCGCAGGTCGGCGTTGTTCCATTCGTTCAAACGGAACTGCCGGAAGTGCATCTCCTCGGCGGGATTCTGCCTGGCCTGCTCGTAAGCCGCCCGCACCGTCTCAAAGGGGATCGTCACGCCGATGGAGGGGTTCACCCGCCGCCAGACGGTTTCATTCTCCCAGTCGTCGCCCTCTTCAATGCCGAATACGGCGGGATAAAAAGACGGGTCAATCTTGGAGCCGTCCAGTACCGCCTTGGCCTTGCAGTGAATTTCGTAGCAGATGGAGGTCTTATCCCTGCCCGCCGTGGTGATAAGGAAGTACAGCGGTTGCCGCCTGGCGTCGCCGGTGAACTTGGTCATGGTGTCGAAGAGCTCGCGGGTCTGCTGGGCAAAAAGCTCATCGAAGATCAGCCCGGACACATTAAAACCCTGCTTGGATTTCGTTTCCGATGACAGCACCCGATAGAAACTGTTGGTGTGGGGGAAGATGATCCGCTTGGTGGAGGGCACGAGCTTAGATAAACCCCTTAAGTCGCCGTACTGCTCCACCATCGCCTTGGCGGTGTTGAACACGATACTGGCCTGATTGATGTCAGCGGCGCAGGAATACACCTCGGCCCCGGCCTCACCATCGGCGAACAATAGATATAACGCAATGGCCGCGGCGAGCTCGGACTTGCCGTTTTTCTTCCCGACCTCCACATAGGCCGTGCGAAACTGCCGATAGCCGTCCTCACCTACGATGCCGAAGATGTCACGGACGATCTGTTCTTGCCAGGGCATCAGTTTAAATTGCTTTCCGTACCATTCGCCGGTGGTGTGCCTGAGCATGGAGATGAAATTCACCGCGAAGTCCGCCCGGCGTTTGTCGTAGCGGCTGGTTGGCAGCATCAACGGCGTAGGGACATATTTGAAATCCGGCACAGAAAACCCTCCCTTCCTTGACAAACGAACAAAAGAAAAATGCCCCCGCAGGAGCACTTTCCCTTTGCTGTCTATCGTTATTCCCCGGCCTTGCTGGCCCTCCAGGCCTCGACCTTTTTGTATTCCTCGTTTAGGATGCTGTAGAATTCCTCTTTGGTGACCGGGATTTCAATTCCGTGTACATACCGTGCAAAAAGCAGTTCCCGGATACCGCGTTTGCTCATGCCGTCCATGCCGCAGGATTGGATATCGCCTCGCAGGGTGTGGAGCCGAAGGTCCCTCATTGTCAAATCCGTCATTTCTGCGTCCTCCCGTCTTTTTGCCCTGCCTTGTACGCTTCTTCTAAAGCGGCTTTTATGTTCCACACGGCGCGGTCATAAAAGTCGAGCTCGTCGCTGCGCCGGGTTTCGAGGGTTTCCATTCTGAGGGTTTCCTTGGCTATGCGGGTAATTTCTGTTTCCATCTTTTTCATCATGCTGGCCTCCGTTTTTGTTACTTGTCTTTGGCGTATACGTAGTATAAATCATATATTGAAATATATCAAGTTCTTTTTCAAGATATATTGCATAAACATGAAGAACGGAAAAGCCGATGGAACTGTGTATGTTATACAGCAGGCTGCCCGGCAAAGAAGCTCCCATAAGAATCTATTTGTATGAGGCAGAGCCCCTTTCGGGGTTGCCTCGATTGTTTTCGTGCTTAGTTGTACTTCTCGATCAGCAGGGCGCAAACCGCTTTGACCTCGTCGGTGGCGGGTTCCAGATCCCAGCCTCTGTCGTAGCTCGCGAGATCTTTGTTTTCGCCGTGCTTGCGGATGAGCATCTTGGATATGCGGCCTTCCGCCAACCCAAACTCGCTGCCTTCCTCAAAACTCTTGATCCAGTAATCGTAGCCAACCTTGGTGTCTGCCAGCCAAATCGTTCCCTTGCTCCACATGTTTTTTTCCTCCGTTTGTTTTTCGTTTTTGTGCCCTTCGGCATGTACTAATATAACCCTACAGCGCATATATTGCAAGAACTATTTCATCACATATTACACGAACATGTGGGGCGGAGGAGCCGCTGCAATTGTGTACTTTACAGCGGCATTCCCTACTCTGCCGAATCGGAGGTCGCCTTTCGCAGGACATCGATGTCGAACCCAGCGTCCCTGTAGCCCTCGCGGATGACATTGTAGTAGTAAGCGCCGGGCCTGCCAAGGGGTCGGTAATCTTCGCCGGGGGAACCCTCGTTCATAATATACACCATCGCCTTGACGCTCTTGCCGTTTAGCCTAACCTTGACCGTCTCCTTGCGGTAGAGATAGGGCCAGCCTTCGTAGCGGTCGAGGGCCGCCTCGTCGTCGGGAGTGATTTCCCAGACCAGCACCGGGACGCGCCCGCCCCTGAAAGGCTCCACGGTCGCCACAGCGCCCTCGTGTGGGCCCCGGAACAGCAGCCTAAAACCCTTCATTTCACTGGCTCCGACGACCCGTGCCCTGGGGCACCTGTTCGCCATCTGCGCAAGGTTTAGGTTGGAGCCGTATGCGACGTATAATTTATTCCCTTTATTCATTTTCGTCTGTCTCCTTTTCTTTTTTACGCGGGGGCGGCTTAGGCCGCCCGAAACCGCCAGGCCGCCGAACCGTCAAGGTGGGCGGTCAAGTGCTCGCGGCAGTTGGCGAACTCCTCGCCGATGAAGCCGATGCGGTTGAGGTAGGTCCGCATGGCGAACTTCTCGTTCTCGGTCTGAGGTTTTCTTGCCGAGGCGCTCCTCTGGGTGAGGGCCTGGTGGTTGAGGGCCAGGGCGAGGACGATGTAGCTGCGAATCTTCCCGGCGTGGAGCTCGCTGTTGAACATCCTCAATTCAACTGTGTGGTTGCCGGTGAAAAGCGCATGTAAATTCAGGGCGGCATACCTGCTGTCGTGATAATGCTGATTGCGGCTTTGGCTGAAACCTGAATACCAGATGTCTTCAATCTCGCGCATGGTTTTTGGTTTGCGGCGGTTCATCCGGTCAACCAAATATTCGTCCATCTTTTTGCAGTAGCTCATCCGTTCCGGCGCGACCTGCAAGGCTTTGTAAAGAAGGTCGTTCCGGCTGGCGATGATGTTGATGAAGTTGCGGATGCTGCGCGGCGTGTGCGGCGCGCCGTCCAGGTGGATGTGGATGCCGCAGGAGGCGTTCGCGAACCCTCCGGCTTTGCGCAGTCGCCTGACCAGCTCCTGCAGGGTGTCGATGTCCTCGCGGTAGGTCAGGATGGGGCTGACCAGTTCCACGCTGTAGGCGTTGTCCGCGACCGCCGTCTTTCTGCCGTTCAGCCGCAGCTGCTTGCTGATGCTGGCGTCGCTCATGAACTTCCAGACCCTGCCGTCCGGCGCGGTGACCTTCTGGGTGTCGTAGTAGTCTCCCGCGCCGCTGACCGTGCCGCCGAGGAAGTCCGCCGCGGCCTGCGCCGCCTCGCTCCTGGTGATGCCCGTGAACTCGATTTCGATTCCGAAGTTGTGGTTGAACATGGTTTTCTGGCTCCTTTTCAAAGTGTGGTGTGCCCTTCGGCATACACATATTCGCTCTAAAAAGGATAATAGTCAAGTAATATATCGCAATGAGCATGTCAATCTTTCGGGGCTGTAACGGCAACACATTTGTGTACTTTACAGCTCTTCGCCGGCTGCCGCGCTTTCCGTTATTTTCGGCGGAGCACCGTTTTTCCAGCTTGAGTTGCCGCTGAGATTGCGGAGCAGGATTTTCCTTGCCGCCTTGTATTCGTCCCCTATAAATCCCAGCCGGATAAGGAATACCCGGAACGCGAACTTCTCATTTTCCACAGGCTTTTCTTTGGCTGTGACGCGTTTCTGCTCTTTGGCCACCGCGCAGAGTTGGGCAATGAGCATGGCGTAGGCGCCGACCTCGTAGGAATCCTCCGTGTAGGGGAACCACTCGAACCGCAGCTTACCGTCCGCGGTCTGAACAACCGGGAGGGCGTCGGCACCAATGGCCTTTTTGATGAGCCCGGCCTTGCTGTCAATGAGCGTTGTAAGGTTATCCAGGGCTACGGGCGTAAAACCCTCCAGGGACATTTCAATGGCGAGTTTTCCGTCGGCACCGTCGGCCACATCGGGGACAATCTCCTGTGCATCAGTGATTTCGATATCCGTATCGGGCTCGGCATCCAGGGACTCAGCAGCTTCGTCATCCGCGTCGGGATTGATTTCCGGGGCTGCCTCGCGGTTGTTGCCATCCGGCTGCGCCTTCATCCACGCTTCCGCCTGCTTCAGCATAGCTTCCGTCATCGGTGCGTCGGGGTCGGTGTACTGTCCGGGGTGATGCTGGTCGATGTCGGGGATGTCTGTGTCAGCGGGGACTTCGATTTCCTCCGCGCCGCTGATTTCGCCTGTAAAACCTTGCTCCGCCAGAGCTTCCAGCAGTTCGCGGTCAGGCGGGCCGGTAACGGCGCCTTCACGGCTGACGCTGAAATACCCTACGGTGTAGCTAAACGACGGAGCCCCATCGTAAATAACGGGACAGTTCAAAATCTCGCTCATAGCGTTTACCAGTTCTTTGCGGCGGCTGCCTTTTGCTCCTGTTTTGAATTCCATGCTTCTGATTCTCCTTTTGTGTTTTTTTGCTGCGGACCCTGCCCTCCAGCACACTGAATTAACTCAGAAACCATGTAAAAGCAAGCTAATAAATAATATATGTCGTAGAATATATTCGGAGCTATAGCCCTAAAGACTGTGCATACTCGACAACACCCTCCAGCACCCACTGGGCCACCGCGACCACCACGCCATTTCCTGCCATCTTAAAACAGGCGCTATCCGAATAAGGGTTTGCTAACCAGCGCGCGATTTGCTTCCGGCTCTTTTTCTTACCCAGCGTATTGAAAACGCCTTCCCAGAAGAGATAGTCTTCTTCGGTCGGATTTTCTACGGCGATACCCTCGCACCAAGTCTGGGGCAGATTCATGAGCGCCAGACATTCTGTGGGTGTAAGGCGGCGCGCCACATAATCCGGCGGACGAGCCACGACCGGCTGGCCTTTGAAGTCACGGGATAATAGCGTGGGCGCTTGGCCTTTGTATGCATGGGCATAACTGCCAGTGGTCATGGCGTAAGTTTCCGTGCAGACCACAAGGCCGCCCTGGTTGCTGGGAACCTGGGCGGAGGTGTTGAGGGTCTTGGCCGTGTCGGTTTCATACACCCCGGCGCGGGGATTGGCGCTGTTCATTGCGTAGGACGACAGGGAGGAAATGCCGTAAGCCACACTCGGCTGGTTGTCCCCGCCATGCGTTCCGGCCCGGAGGGTCGGCGAAACGCCATCCCAGCAATGACCGGGAAGCCTCGCCAACGCGCCGGGTTCAAAGGAGCAAACCTCGCCGCCAGCGTCATAGGCAGGAAAAAGCCCCGCCTGGTATTCCAGGGCGGAGCGGAGGAGTTGCGGTATTTCTTTTCCTTTGGCGTCCACCCTGCGCAGAATTCCCAGGCAGGCGGCGGCGCTGAGATAGTATTTAGGGTCAACATCCTGTTCCAGGATTTCCGAAAGATGCTGGCGGCGGATTTCATGAAGGCGGCTCGTGATGCCGTGAAAGGTCTCGCCGCCCCAGGCCTCGATGGCCTTTTGCATACGTTTGTGACGGGAATTCGGTATGTTGGCGAAATAACCGGGGTTGTAATGTTTGCGGTTAATGCCCACAATGAAAATACGCTTCCTCCTTTGCGCTATGCCGAATTCCTGTGAATCCAGTATATTAGGATCGCAAATGAAGCCGAGGTCGGAGAAGGCGTCCATGACGATTTTCCAGTCGGCCCCATTATTGATATGTAAAAGATGCGGGACGTTCTCAAAAATAAAGGCAGCAGGCCAGGCCTCACCCGACGCCGCCAGCATTTCTCTCATGACGCGGACGGCCTCAAAAAACAATCCTGACACGCCGTCCAAACCAAGTTTTTTTCCTGATATGGACCAGGAAGTACAGGGACTACCGAAGGTCACGAGCTCACAGGGTTCTATCGTTCCGCCGTCAATCTTGGCGATATCACCGAGGTGTTCCATCCGCGGAAAGCGCGCGCGGGTGACGGCAATGGGGAAGGGCTCAATCTCCGAAGCGTAACGGGCCTCAATACCATGCCGCTCCGCCGCGAGGCAGAAGGCCCCGGAGCCGTCGAATAA